GAACGAGCACTCGCACGGTTTGGTGATAAATGTGCCCTCATTGCAGGACTTGAAATCACGGATAAAATCACTCCTGAACAAGCATACCAGGAAATCAAGGAACTTTACAGAGAGCTTAAGAAACTCCGTAAGAAAGAACGTCGCATCTGGGGAAATTCAGGCATCGGCACTACGAAAGTGCAATAAGTGTGGTGAAGAAAAACTTTTAAATTTGGATAATTTTCAAAAGGTATCTCAATTTAAATCTGGGTTCTCATATTACTGCAATGAGTGTAATAAACCTAAAAGGAAAGACGACGAGTAACTATAAATACTCATACTTAAAGGTTAGATATGGCTAGGTTAACTTCTACATCATTATTCTTCTCTACGGGAAATGAGATAACCAGTAAGAGTTGGATTTATCCATCTGGCACAGTAAAGGTATTTTATCAAGCAGCTGCTCCCACTGGTTGGACAAAATCATTAACACATAACGATAAAGCACTACGAGTTGTTTCTGGAAATGGTGGTGGTTCTGGTGGTACTACCGCCCTTAGTAGTGCATTCACTGATTTTTCCGTAAGTGGTCCTTGGAGTTGTACTACTGGTACTGGGAATGGAGTTAATCCTGGGGGAGGTGCTATGACAGCGACAGAACTTCCTGCACACGCTCACGCTAGTGGTGGAGAAATTGGGTTAGTTATTAATCCAATTAACCCAGATGGTGCTTATACTGGTGGAGACGTTGGAGCTGCTGGTGGTTGGACTAGAAATTCTCCGGCAACAGGTAATGTAAATAATCCAGTTGCAGTAACGGGACTTCATGCACATCCATATAGTTCTTCTGGTACTACACCGGCACAACCTGTAAATTTGGCAGTCAACTATGTTGACTCAATTATCTGTAGTTACAATGGATAAATAATTCCAAACAAGTTCTTATAAGTGTAAACTATAATGGCATTTCCTAGATTAACAAGTACTGGAATACTTTTTCCTGATGGAACCACGTTAACTTCAAAGTATGGTGTAATACCACAAAGTAGTGTTGCAGTTTTTTATCAAACAGCTGCTCCTACTGGTTGGACTAAATCCACAACTCATGATGATAAAGCATTAAGAGTAGTTTCTGGTACTGGTGGTGGATCTGGGGGAAGTATCGCTTTTAGTTCCGCTTTTCCGAATTCCCTAAAGTCCATTTCTTCTACTTTTCCTGTTAGTGGATCTGTTGGTGCAACTACTCTTGATACAACTACAATCCCCAATCATTCTCACGCTAATGGTGGTTCTATTGGGTTAAGTCCTGGTGGTGGAGATGTTTCTTCTGGGGGAGGTTGGAGTAGAAATTCTCCCGGAACTGCCAATGCTGGCAGCGGCGGATCCCACACTCACCCTTGGAGTGGAACTGCTTCATTTTCTGCAAGTGTGGATGTAAGATGTCAATATATTGATGTTATTGTTGCTTCTTTCAACTAATTTATAGTATAATTTCTTTTATTGTCTTTTGATATGAAAAAAGTAGAACCGGGTGATTATTGCCCATTACTTAAAAAGGATTGTATTGGACATAAGTGTGCTTGGTATACACACGTTCGTGGTATGAACCCAAATACTGGTGAAGATTTGGATCATTGGGGTTGTGCAGTTACTTGGATGCCTGTAATGATGATTGAAAATTCTCAACAACAACGACAGACTGGTGCTGCGGTGGAGAGTTTTAGGAATGAAGTGGTAAAAGCCAATGATCAAAATAGAGAACTATATATTCAAGGAGTTTTGGATCAAAAAGTATTACCAGTAAATGTTACTCCATTAACCAATACTAATTTAATAGAAGGAGAAACGGAACAATGAAGTTATCAATACACGTTAATGATGGTAGTGTATATGTAGATGGATTTCCACATACTGACTTTGATATGTCTTGGGTTCCAGATTTTGATGGAATCAAAGTTCATGCAGTACAATGGTGCGATGGTCAGGGGGAAATAGAATTAGTAACTTTGGATTCAAATATTCAGATCACTGAACTTGGAGTTTTTGAACAAGCAATTACTCTCTGGGAAGAAAAACACAAAGAATATCTTGAAGAACTAGAGAAAATTAGATTGAGGGAAGAAGAGGAGGATAGATTGAGACAGGAAGAGATGATTAGACAATCTCAATTGGCAAATGATGAGATTTTAGGTCATGCTTACGAAGATGATATGGATATGTATTATGATATAGAAGAACTTCTTAAAGAAATTTGATATTATTTTTTTTATTATGAACAACTTGAATCAAGAACTGGTTGATAATAATTACTTGGTAATACGAAATTTTATATCATCGGATAAGTCTAAAAAATTATCTGATGAATATAAAGAATATTGCGAAAATAATGATGTATCTGGAGATTCCCAATCTCCCAATTCATACTCATCACACAACTATATCTCTTTCTTGGAACTGTTGTGTGAAAAAACACCAGAAGTATCCTCTATTATAGGTGAAACTGTCTTACCAACTTATGTTTATTCCAGAGTTTATAAACAAGAAAGTGAGTTAGTAAAGCATACTGATAGAGATGCTTGTGAAATATCGTTGACCCTTCATTTGAATGGAGATAGTGAGTGGCCTATTTTCATATTAACTCCCTCTGGGGAAACTAGGTCTGTAATTTTAAATCCTGGCGATGCGATGATCTATCGTGGATGCATTGCCCCACATTGGAGAGAAAAATTTAATGGAGAGTGGTATACCCAAGTATTTCTTCATTATGTTTTAAGTAGAGGCAAGAGATCTTATGCATATTTTGATAAGGAACGAAGACCGGATATAGTAGAAATTGAAGAAGCGAAAACTCCAGAATTTATATTAAAAGAAACTGCAGAACCAAAAAGTAGAAGAAGACTTGAAGATTTTATTGTCAGTTTAGACAATATTGTTCCCGATGAGTTATGTGATAGAATTTTATCTGAATATAAAAATTCTGATGAGTGGTTGAATAGTCTTGTTGCCGGAGGCATTAGGGATACCAACTCTAGAAATTGTGACATGATTAATATGTCATTAGAGAATATTATGAATAATAACTCCGATGTCAGAAGACAATTGGATGTGGAGATGTATGAGTGTGCATCTAAAGCGATAAACAAGTATAGAGAATTGTTTCCAGAAACTGCAACAGAGATTGATACTGGATATGACCTTCTTAGATACAACGAAGGTCAATTTTATACTCAACATACGGATTCATTCAAGGATCAACAACGTGCTGTATCGTGCTCATTTCATTTGAATGATGATTATGAGGGTGGTGAGTTTGGATTTTTTGATCGTGAGATTATAATTAGGGCAGGAAAGGGTGGTGCAATCTTGTTCCCATCAAACTTTATGTTTCCTCACGAAGTAATGCCAGTTCTTTCTGGAACTAGATATTCAATTATTACTTGGTATGTCTGATAAACTTAAAGGATTACCTCCAGTCTATTATCTCAATCTTGATGAAGAGGTTGAGAGAAGAGAGTATATGGAGAAACAATTTGATAATTGGAAAATATCAAATGTCACTAGATTTTCTGGATCAGAGTATAAACCAGAAAATTTTGATGACTGGAAAGAACTCTTACATTTCCCACATTTTTATACAAAACAACAAGTTAGACACGTATGTACTGCATTGTCTACCATCAAAATGTTGGAGTACTTTCTGAGTACTGACGAAAAGTATGTTATTTTGATGGAGGATGATTATGATTTGGACCTAATTGAATATTGGCACTTTGATTGGGAATATCTTATGAATAATATTCCTTATGATTTTGATGCTCTTCAATTGGGATTTGCATCACATCTTTCTATGTCATTTTTCCTACACATAAAAACAGGTCACAGTTATTTTGGACCTATGTTAATTACTAGACATTACGCACAGAAACTTGTAAACCTATTTTACATCAAAGAAAGGTATTTGTTTATGCGGAAATCTTGGGTATATCCACATAATTGCAAATATAAATTTGTATCTATAGATGAATCTTTTGGACGTTGTGGTAAGGTATATCAGTTGCCCTTGATTACAGATAATCCAGACCTGGATAAAATTTCAAAGAGATCTCATTACGCATCAAAAGATCTTTGTTATTGGTGGTGGCAAAATGAAAGAGATAAATTCTCCTTGGACGATTTCTTTTCATTCGGAAAACCAAATGATTTTGAAATGACCCATCCAGTTGATCTACTAAAATGGAAATAAAATCAAAGTTAATTGGAATACCTCCGATTTATTACTTCAAT